TGATGCGGACGAGATCCTCGTCTTTGAGCCGGGCTTTGATCCGGTCAAGTTCAAGGAGGGTCTGACTGCTGATCTTTACAATGTGTTCGCGCAGTTCGGACAGACCCGTTATCACCGTCCACAACTCACCAGCAACAAGAAGCCGTTCTACTACCGCGGCATTCTCCATGAGTATGTGGATTGCAAGGATCCGATCGGCACCCGAGACTTCGCCCGCGGGTTCATGAATACCCCGATTCAGGACGGCAACCGGTCAAGCAACCCCCGCAAGTACGAGATTGATGCCGAGCGGTTTGAGGCTGCACTCGCCTCCGGCACCGTTGAGGAGAAGGACTTCAACCGGTATCACTTCTACCTTGCACAGTCCTACCGAGACTCGCAGCAGTGGGAGAAGTCGCTGGATGCATATGTCAAGCGGGCCAACCTCGGCGGATGGAACGAGGAAGTCTTCTATTCGTGGTATCAGGCTGGTCGCATCATGGAGATTCTCCAGAAGCCGTTTGACGAGATTATCCGGGTCTACTTCCAAGCCTATCAGGTGGCTCCGTGGCGTGCCGAAAGCCTCTGGGCTGCTGCCCGCCTCTGCCGGACATATTGCCGGTGGGATCAGGCGTACCGCTTCGCCAAGCAGGCTCTGAAGATCCGATATCCGGAGGGTGCCCTCTTCGTCGGACAGGGCATCTACGAGTGGGCCATCCTTGATGAGTTCTCCATCGCCGCCTACTGGACGGAGCATTACCCTGATGCACGCCATGCCGCCATGCAACTGCTCAAGGACGGCAAGTATCCACCGGACCAGAAGGAACGCATTGAGGCCAACCTCAAGTTCGCAACCGATGCGATCCTCGGGGGTGGATGATAGCCACTAAATAGTGGCAGTCGGCTCAACCAGAGGACACCACTGATGGCTTATAGTGCAATTCCAATCCCCGCAGGAGGTGCGGGAGGACCGTCGCAGACCACCCGTATCTTCAATACATGGCCACAGGCTGGCAACAGCCTTTCCGTGGGTCAAGTGGTGTTCTATAGCGGAACTAACTTTGACAAGGCTCTGGCCTCTACTGTAGGGGCGAGTGCGAATTCCGTGGGGATTGTGGAAGCCAGGTCGGACAATCAAGTCACCGTGGTCTATCAGGGTGAGATTGATTTCGGCAGTGTATCGCTTGGAATAGATGATGGGGCGGACAGCCTCACGGCGGGAACCGTGTATTACATCTCGGATGTGACACCCGGATATCTCAAGGCTACCGCCCCATCATCGCCCAACAGCATCATCGCCCCCCTTCTAGTCGGGACGGCGGCGAAGAAGGGAATTGTCATCAACTCGCTGGGGCACCAGAAGTACAGTGCCTCCATCATGACCCCTGTCGGCACCATCGTGCCATGGGCAGGCAGCAGGAGCACTCTTCCGGAGACATGGACACTCTGTGACGGTCGGGCATTGGACAAGAGCAGCACGGAATACTCCGAGTTGTACGGCATCATCGGGGACAAGTATCAGGTCACCTCAATCAGCAGCGTGACAGCCGGTGGTCCCAACTTTGATACGGTGACCCTGTCCTTCACGGGCGGGTATGATAACCATGAGGATGGGGTTGAGTTTGACATCCACAATCTGAACGCACTCTACCTTGCAGGGGGAGCGGACAAGGATTTCGTGGTGGGATGGGGCGGCACCAACGATTATGCCGTGGCTACCCTGAACGAAGCCAGCACAACAAATCGCACCGTATCATTTGTCTGGAAAGCAGCCTATCCCGGAACCAGTCCATCCGGCACGAAGTTGCAGTCCATCCAGTTGAACTCTCCGGTGACACTTCGCTCGCTTGCGGATAGCGAGGTGGAGACATGTGCGACAGACTACTTCTTCATTCCTGACTTGCGTGCACGCACGGTCATGGGTGCAGGCAAGACGGTCGGACTGACGGAACTCTATCGCGGCAGCATCGGCGGCAATCAGACCCACCTGCTCACGACGGATGAGATTCCCGACCACAGCAACTTCGTGCTGACCGCGACCGGACCCGGCAGTTCCGGTCTTGCGGCATTGAATGTGACTGCGTTCGCCAACGCGGACAATCCGCAGTCGTACGCCGCATCGTTTACCGCGGACAACGATGCGATCTCGCTGCTCAATCCTCATGTTGTCACCAACTGGATCATCCGTCACAAGCGGTTCGCTGGTGCTGGTTATGAGGTGGGACCGCAAGGACCAGCCGGACCCGCCGGACCGACAGGACCGACCGGTGCTGATTGCAACTGCCCCGGACCGGGTGAGGGTGGGGTGGCCAGCGTCATCTATGTCTCAAAGGATGGTGGTTATGGAGATGGGGACATCGGACCGTTCGGCTTCTCCGACGATCCTAACAATCCGACCCGATGGGACTATGTGACTTCGGTCATGACAACGACTTCCGTGCTGACCAGAACGATTGACCCACCGGATGTGATAGTGGGCGACCCGTCTGGCGTAGAGAAGGAAAATGAAAGCCCTTATATAAGCAGACCTGGAGTATCTCTACCTCCCAACAACAATCAGCCGATCAATAGGTCGGAAGATGGTGGTATAGACACAAGAAATCCTTGTGATCCAAATGGTGCGGTTCGTGCAGCCTCCGTCGCAGGACCGCAGGCATGGATCTACAGCGAAGGTGTCTATGACATATCAAAGCCGTTCTACAACGGAGCAGTTGGACGAGACACTTACTTGGGTGCACGATCGGGTTCGGTGGTCAACCGCAAGATCACATCCATAAGCATCACACCGTACATGGAGGGTGGATATCCCAGCGACAGCATCTTCTACATGACGCTTGACACGACCGGTCAGTCCGGCGGCACGGGTGGCATGTCAGTCGGGACTGCCATTCTGGTACGAGGTCTTTCTGGCGGAATGACTGGAGGAAACGAGGGCGGCACGGGAGGAACCGCAGCGTTCTTTGATCGCCTGATCGGTCCTTATGTGGTCAATGGTTTTGTGGATGATACCAAGGTTCGGGTTCTCGTCTATAGCGAGTCGGTGTCAAATTCGTGGTTTTCTCCATACCTCAACACCACGACCGACTCCTACATCACGGACATAGACATCTATAAGGTTACATTCCGGTCGTCCGAGCCGGGGGCTTTCTTCACCGAGTCAGGAACCCGCACATTCATCGGAAAATATGACTTGCCTGGTGGAGTATCCGTGGACGGGGTGGCTTTCGTGAACACCTCCAACCCCCAGTCCATGTTCGGGGATCCCTCCATGCTGCCGTTCATTCCTCGCAATGAGTACAGCAATGCCATCGGAATTCAGACCAAGGGCGGATATGTGGAGACATCAAAGGTCGCAATGGTCAAGTATCCCGCAGCCATCCATGCGACGGATGACGCAAGGGTTAAGTTGAACGACACCCACATCTCGCATTGCTACTTCGGTGCGTCGGTTGAGGATGACTCGTCCCTCACCCTGCGGGGATCAAGCGTCTCCCGTTCGTCCATTCCGATCGTGGCAAAGGATGGGTCTACCGTGAAGATCACGGATGACCATGTCCGAATGTCGCGAATCATGTCAAACAGGGCACCTATCGTCGTGAAGGGCGGATCGGTCCTTGAGATGGGACAGACCATCGTTCGTGGACCGGGCGTCTATGCCAAGCAGTCAACCGTGAACATCAACAGGTTCACCGACATCTACAACGACCTGACAGCAGGTGCTCCTGCGACCGGATCAACGCAAGGTGTTCCCGAAAACCGGTTTGCCATCATGGGCGTTGATTCCCTGATCAGCGTCCCGAACATTGATGTGGCAACAACCGGACACAATCCGGCGAAGGGCGGGGCGGTTGACAGCAAGATCAAGATCAGCGGGGTCGCCCAGTTCTTTGACAGCAAGGTGCGCGGCAGCGTCAGCAAGACAAATACCATCATCAGCGTGTCCGAGGCAAGCAAGGTTCTCTCGGTCAAAGAAGACCAGATCCCCAAAACCGAGGCGTGACAGGAGCGATAGACCATGTTCATCCATGCAGGCGACACCATCACGATTGACGGATTCAAGATTCCGCTTGACCTGTTCATGCGGCTTGAACCGACCTACACATATCCGAGCAATCTCAAGATCCTCAGATATGACGGCGTTTGCAGGCAATACAAGGCAGGCGACCGCAACTGGACGATTGAGGGCAAGTGGGAGCAGGGTGACCGCTATGTCTCGCGGCTGAAGGACTTCAAGCAACTCCTCGCACAGGAAAGAGCCGAGCAGCAGGCACTTGAGGCGGAGGTTGCAAAGGCTAAATACCCGCTGGAGGAACCAGTAAATGTCCAGTTGCAGCAGCGGGATGATCTCAACGCGGGCGGAACTGAAGGAGTACGCCCTAAGAGCAAACGGGCACCCCGTCGTAGAAGTGAACATAACGGATGAGCAACTGGAGGACCGCATCAACGATGCCTTCCAGTTCTTCTCCGAGTATCACTTTGACGGTGTGGAGAAGGTCTACCTGAAGTACAAGTTGTCACAGACGGACATTGACAACGGCTACATCTCGTTCACGGCCAACAACCGACAAAACCAAAACGCGGACGGTTCGGGCTTTGAGAACTCCGAAGCCGTCCAGCCATCGGTTGATCCGGATTGCCCCGAGAATGTCTTACTGGAAAACCTAATCGTCAGTGTGACTCGCATCTTCCCATTCACGCAGCAGACGGTGGGCATGTTTGATGTGCGATACCAGTACGCACTCAACGACCTGTACACCTTCGGCACGATTGACCTCGTCCAGTACGACATGACCCAGCAGTACCTCTCGCTCCTGCGGCAGTTCCTGTCGCCGGATAAGAGCATCCGGTTCAACAGGGTCGCCAACAAGTTGTACATTGACTCCGACAAACGGCAGTTGAACGCGGGCATGTACATCATCATTGAGGCATACCGCATCCTTGACCCGAGAGTGTATCCCGAGGTCTACAACGACCGTCTGCTGAAGAAGTACTGCGTGGCACTCGTCCGCTGGCAGTGGGGCGTGAACCTGTCAAAGTACTCCGGCATCAAGTTGCCGGGTGACATCACCCTTGACGGACAGAGCATGATGAAGGATTCGTGGACGCAGAAGGAAGAGATAGAGAAGGAAATCATTCTGAAGGGCGAGTTGCCCGTTGACTTCATGATGGGATGACGCATGGCACTCAACCCGTACATACGCACCAACACCCAGACATACCAGCCCGAACGGAATCTCATAGATGACCTCACCATTGAGGCCATCAAGATCTACGGGCAGGAGATGTACTACATCCCGCGTAATCTGGTGAAGAGGGACGATCTGTTCGGGGAGTCACGCTATTCGCGGTTCACCTCATTCAAGATGATTGAGATGTACATGGACACGACCACCGCGTTTGAGGGTGGTGACACATTTACCAAGTTCGGCTTTGAGATCCGTGACAGCGTCAAGTTCACGGTCTCACGCCGACGATTCAAAAGAGAGACCGGATCGGACAGGCCACTGGAAGGTGACCTCCTGTTCCTGCCCCTCAGCAAGGGTCTGTTTGAGATCAAGTTCGTAGAGCACGAGAATCCCTTCTACCAGTTGGGCAAACTCTACTCCTACCAACTTACCTGTGAACTCTTCCAGTTTTCGGAGGAGGACTTCGCTACCGGTGTTCCGGAAATTGATGCGATCAATGACGAGACAGGGTACAAGATCAATCTAGACTTGGGGGTGCTGTATGGAGGAGGATCTTTCGCAAAAGGCGACAGCGTATATCAATACGAAAATGGCTCGGCTACAGGCTCAGTTACAGGATCGTCTGCGAGGGCGGTGGTCTACTCGTATGACTCCGGAAGCACTCCGAAAGTCATATCTCTTACCGATGCTGTTGGTACTTGGGTTACGGAGACGGCCAAGGGAGCAACCGCCTACATAGCCAAGAACGACCACTCCATCTATGCGAGCATCTCGGGTCGCGAGGACAGCATGGGCATCCTTGACGAAGCCAAGAACGACATCATAGAGACGGAGGCGGATGAGATCATCAACTTTGACGAGAGCAATCCGTTCGGAGACCCCTGATGCTTGAGCATTTCTACCACGGCACGATACGCAAGGTGGTCATCGCGTTTGCCTCCCTGTTCAACGGCATCTACATCTCCCGCAAGGACGGCGACGGGGTGGAGATTGAGCGGATCAAGGTGCCGATCGCCTACGGACCGCAGCAGAAGTTCCTCCGTCGCCTTGACCGCATCGGCACCGACTTTGACCAGCAGGCTGTCCGTATTGAGACCTATCTGCCTCGCATCTCGTTTGAGATCGGCACGGTCCAGTATGACTCCACCCGCAAGTTGAACAGCATCCAGCAGACGGTGGGTTATGTGAGTCGCGATAAGATGAAGGCTCGCTATGAGAGGGTTCCGTATAATCTCACCATGAATCTCGGTGTCATGGCGAAAGGCATGGAGGACTGCCTCCAGATCACGGAGCAGATCATCCCCTACTTCACGCCGGAGTATGTGGTGACCATCAAGGCGATTGAAGGACTGGACATGGATGTGGACATCCCGATCGTCCTCTCGTCTGTCGCTTTCTCTGACGGCGATGACGGCTCTTACGGCGACTATGCGACCCGCAAGATCAACTTCGCCGCCCTCTCGTTCAACGCGAAGATATACCTCTACGGACCCGTCAAGGAGTCCACCGTCATCACCCACACGGACATCAACATCTTTGACGGCAAGGATTTCGGCAAGAACACCAGCACCATCAAGAAGTACGCCGACATCGGCATCACGGCGGCGGCAGGAATCACACCCGGTTCCTTTGACCCCTCGCTCACGGGACAGGTTGTCATGACCATCCGCGAGTACCCGCCTACACCATGGACATGACAGGAGTGAACGATGGGCAACATTGATGAGAACATCGCGAACAGCCTCGGCATTGAGCCGACGAAGGAGATCGTCCGCCCGCCCGTGAGCGTGCCCGCGGTCGTGCGTGAGTATGAAAAGAGCGACTCCGACAAGGACTATGCCGAAGTCCGCACAAACCTGAAGTGCATCATTGAGAAGTCGCAAGAGGCGATTGAGGGCATCATTGAGTTGGCGCAGGACAGCCAGCAGCCCCGTGCCTATGAGGTGGTCGCCCAACTCATCCAGTCCTCGCTGGAGGCTAACACCAAGTTGATGGACCTGCATCGCCGCATGAAGGACATCAATCGCGAGGACCAGAAGGCGGCGAAGATCACCAACAACTCCATCTATGTCGGCAG